GTCTTTTGGTAAATGTTTGTAGCTCATAATTCTGCACTTGCTGTAAAATTGTATTGTATTAAAACCGTAGAACTACTTCCAGTTTGACCACTAAAAGCAAGATTTCTAGGAGTAGAATTACCTTCTAAGCTTAAAGCACAAACACCCCAACTACCATCATAGTGATTAAAACGATTATCAGTTGAGTTGGTTACACCACTAAGTGTATATGTAACAACGGTTGGTGTTGATCTCATTTCAACAGGAAGGTAATGACAAAGACCAGCCATATAATCACTTGCATAAGGCTTGATATATTGATAAACACCTTTTCCTATACCATGAGCAGGAGTTGTTCCTTGTTCAAAACTTTTTTGATAATACCTCTGGCATAAAAGAAGTTCTTGAGCAAATGACCTATGCTCAAAATCTGTTGCCACGCTTCCACTCTCAACTTGTAAACCACATAGATTTACATAATTAGCTGTATTATCTGCTAACGCAATAGTTGTACTAGCTGCTCTGTTTGCAGATGTTAAAGTTTCCCAGGCACTTGTTGGACTAGTTCCACCTTTATAAGTTGAACCAGCATCTAACCAAAATACAAGAGTTAATCTTTGTGCATTATCAGAAGTAATAGCTTGTGCAGTATCTCCAGAAAAAGTAACTGATTTATATTCCCATGTATCTGCGGAACTTATTGTTATGACTTTACTTAGTGATTTATTAGCTGCTCCGTTAGCAAGTAAATTTAAATTAAAAGTACCTGTTTTCTTACATTTTATCCAAAAACTTACTGTTAAAGCTTTGGCATCAGAAGTTCCCCATTGCAACATTTGTAAATCTTGGCCTTCAAATATATATCTTGTGTCAACATAATCACCTGCCGCTGGAGAAGCATCTGCTGTTGTACATTGTATTTTATAACTTTTGGAAAAACCTTTACCTGATGGTACATCTGTGTCTTGGCTTAAAGTCCAAGTACCACAATTATTAACTTCAAACTTAAATCTATCTATTCCATATTTTGCAGTAGTAACACTTGATTGAGTACCACGTTGCATAATTTGAAAAGCACCATTTATATTTAATCGTCTATTACTTAGGTTATTAGTTATGTTGGCAGTACACGTTCCATCATTAGCTAATGTGATCGCATCACTTGATGCACTTAATCCTTGTAATGCCGCAACTTTTAATGTACTCATGCTGCTACCTCCATTAAAGTCATGTATGAAATACCCCTTTCCATACTGGCTATATCACTATCTGTTACTGATCTATTAATATACAAGGTCTTAGAAGATCCTTCATCAATAGCCGCTTTAAGCCTGTAAGTTATAGCTGTACCTGCACTTTGATTTGGTGAGTCTAATAGTCCAGGAAATACATTTTGAATCGGAGTACTACTTTGGTCGTTATCATACCAACCAACGTGCATTACTTGATTAATGCACCATCTGTTACCAGCTGTTGCTCCAACACCATTCGTAATATCAGACTCAGTACCACCTATAACTTTTACTATTTTAAAATTAACTACATAGTCTGCTGTATTTGCTTCTCCAAAAATTTGTGCATTAATTAAAATTTTAGAATTTGCACTAGAAGTAGTTATAGCTGTATCTAAAGAACTTACGGTGTACCATGTTGTTGCTGAACTCAAACTTAAAGAAGAAGTCGAAGTTACACCAGTATTAACAACTTGAATAATATTACCTGTTTTTGGATTGGTCGTAGTGAGCATTTCACCATCAGCATTACCTGGAACGGTTATAGTTCTATTAGCAGCAGGGTTAGACGAAGGAGCAGATATTATTACCCCATTTCCACCGCTATGTAATAACTTAAGTGAACTCATAATTAGCTATAAGGGGAAGTACCAAGAATAGAGGTGTTCCATTGTGCTTTTAGTTGAGCTTCAGTCTTAGCAGAAGCTATTGCAGAATCAGCAGGTGCATCTCTTAGTGCTTGCTTTTTACTAACTATATCAGTAGTACTAGCACCTGTCTCTAATGCTTTTTGAAACTCAATATCAAGTTCTGCAAGTTTATCTTTTCTTGCATTTCTAATTTTTTCTTTATGTAGTTCTCTGGCTTTTGCCATATCTGTTTTAATAATACTCATGAACCAACTCCATCTGTTAAATCTGACTCTGAAGCTGTCCAAGCATTTCTAAAACTTCGATCAGTAGGAATATCAGAATCTTCTACTATTTTATATTTTTTCCCTGTAGGAACATCTTTTTTTGCAATTTCTTCAACAGTAAATACTTTTCCAGTTGCAGAATTAATTTCAGTTAATATAGGGTTAATAATTGCAATTCTGCCATTATCTTGTAAATAAATAATTTTTGACATAGTTACCTCACAAACATAACGTGACCAAAATCTATATCAAAATCACTTTCTCTTCTTGCTTGAAATCTACAAGCTGATGTAGTTTTTGTTGTTGGTGCGGAACTTGCACCGCCATTATCATGTTTTAAACCCCAACCATAGGTTGCACCCTGGTCATTTATAACTGGTATGGCACAAGCAACGCTATAATTTACGTCAGGAAAATTAGTTGTAAAATTCACTGTATAGTCTCCAGTACCGTTGTCAGTTGTGGAAGATACATTACCACTTGCTCGATTACTTACAGTTCCAGTTCCGTCTATAGTAGCCCATGCTCGAACTCCATAAATAGTGGTTGTAGAGCCAAATCCAGAATCAGCTTTTAAATCATTATCAACAGAAAGGTCGTTTGAACAGGTTACATTTCCAGTGCAAGTAGTCGTACCAGATACCGAAAAATTACCAGAACTATCTGTTTGTGCAACAATACCATCTGCTGCGTCAGGTAAGGTTAGAACTCTATTATTACTAGATGATGAGGGTGCTTGTAAGCTGAAAGACCCACCACCTGATGCTGCGTTTAGTTTAATCTTTGCTGTCATTTATCCAGCCTCCAGGGCAGCTACTTTTGTTTCCAATACTTCAATTTTAGCAACAGCTTCCTGTAATGCAGCAGTAAGTAAAGGTACAAGTTTACTTTGATCTATTGATTGATAAATTGGATCATCTTTTTTAATACCTTTTTGTGGTTCATCTTCAGTTGCAACAGCGTCTTTAATTCCTGTAATTGCTTCTGGAACTGCTGTAACTTCATGTGCAAAAAATCCGTCTACTGTAGTACTAGAATCAGATTTCCAATTAAATCTGTATGGCTTAAGAGTTTTTAATCTTGTTATACCATCAGATATTGCAACAGCATTTTCTTTAAGCCTGTAATCAGAACTTGTATTGTAAGCTGTAGCACTTCCTGTTGTTGAAATTGAACCTACATCAGTACTAGCTCTGTGAAAACGAATAGCTATTTGACTTCCTCCACCTGTGTTTGTGTTATTTATAGCCATTCCAAATCTAGAACCATCATGTGCACTTGTAAATTGACCAAGGTGAGAAAAACTCGTTCCAGCAGAATCAATTACAGTATTTCCATCATTTTTGATTTTCATACGTTCACTCGTATTAGTTGCAAAAATTAAATCATTGCCACCATGGTCATATTTAACAAAACCTGCATTTGCAGTAGTATCAGCAAATCTTAATTCACTTATACCCGAAGTAGATGATGTTATATTTAATGCCGTAAATGAATCAGATGTATTTCCAAAAATTCCTGATTTTTGGTTAGTAAAAACTCCATCACTTCCAACAGTTGTTCTAGTTACTCCACCTGTATTGATATTGACAATATCAGATCCAAAATTTATTCCTGTATTGCTATCTGTTCCCTGTAATGCTGGTGCGGAAGCTGATCCATCAACTCCAGAAATACCAGTAGTGCCGTCAATATTTAAAGCCATAATTAAAGAATAACAAGTAAACTGCCAGATGGCACGGTCACAGTGACACCACTGTTTATAACGGGACTTACTGTGTGTGCATTTTTTCCTGATGTTATCGTATAATCTGTCGTTACGTTAGTGTCCGATTCAAAAAATACTTCATCATTACCTCCTCCCGTAGCTCCAGCACCGCCTCCCACAGCAGTAAACTCAGATCCGTTATATATTTCAGCAGAAGTGGTCGTACTATTAAATCTAAAGTCTCCTGTCGATGGCGAACCAGGTCTTTGTGCTGTAGTTCCAACAGGTATTTGTAAAGCTGTTGTGTAGTTATGTATTACATCTCCAGTAAATGTCGTTCCAGAAACTTTAGCTAGACCTAAATTTGCCTGTGTTACATCTCCAATCTCAATATATCCATTATTAGCTGCATTTCTCAGCTTCATAAGGTTAGATGTTGTATTAACCGACAACTGGAACGCAACCTGTGTACCACTAGGATCTGCTGATCCACTATTTAAACTTTGTATAGCAGCAAAAACATTATTGAGGTCGGTTCTCACGGCGGAGCCCGTGCCATTGTCTATTGTATAGTCTGTAACTTGTGCCATTTAGAAAACTACCTTGTGCATATTCTACCCTCCTTTACCAAATCCGACAGCCTGATAAGTAAAATTTCTATCAATCGAAGCATTTGATGAATTTTTAAAGTGAACAGTAAAACCCGTTCCAGAAATACTGCTTACTTCAAAGTAATCTCCTGATGCCATATTCTGAGCATTGATACCAACAGAGGGTAAATTAGTATTTGCTCCAAGCAAAGAAGAAGTACCAACAAAGAATGGATTGGTAAACGTAACAGCCTTTGCTCCTGCTCCGCTTGCAATAACATTACCTTGTTCTGTTCTTCTCTGTAAAGATGCTGTATAACCTAGCTGAGAAACTTTGATGTCCTGTGCAACATCATTACTTGTAAGTTTTGCTCTGAATTGAAATCCTCTACCCTTATATGTGCCATTGGCAAAAGTTTGGAACGCAGTATATGTAGGAGATCCAGATGGGTTATCTTGTGTAACTCTCACTAGCATTTCAGCATTTACTTCTGTAGCCGTAGCTCCATCAAAATCAGTAATATCATCAATCAAACCTCTTGAGTCAAATAAATCTGATGGATAGAAACCCTCTGTCAAGAAATGACGTTTTAGATCAAGACTAAATACACCACCTAAATCTAAAGTATCTCCACCAGCAGTTCCTCCAAAATCATAAGTACCTTCAGAGACTATTCCACCAAAGTCATCTAATGAACCAACAGCATCAAAATCTGTGATGTCATCAAAGTTACCGCTACCAACTAAATTTAATGTGTTTGTAGTTGCATCAAAAGCAACATTGGTTTTTGTTCCTTGAAACTTAGGACTATCAGTATCTTCTCTCCTAGTCTGTGTAATAAGTGGAGCTAAGTTATCTGGCAATTCAAGAATTACACTTGTTTCTCCTGCACAGAATCTACCACCATCATCTTGGAATTTTAAAATATACTCACCTTCAAGATATGGAACTTCCGCAGATGTAGTAGCACCACTAAGAGCTTGAATAAGATCAGTACTATTAGTAAATGTACCATTACCATCGGTCAAAGGAGAATGTCTGACATATACCCTACCTCCATGAGTCACATCTAAATCTGTAGAGCGATTCCAACGTAATCTTACTAATTTTTCATTTATTGGTTCGGCTGATAGTCCAGTAACATTTGATGGTAATGCAGTTTTACCAACAGCATTAAAAGTTAGATCAGCAGAGGTCGCACTTGTCTGTAATGCAGCGTTATAACTAAATACTTGGAACTCATAAGTTCCAATATCAGTATTAAATATCTCGAAGTCAGGAGAAGATACTGTTGTAGAGACAAAGTTACCATTATTGAATCTATAGTTAACCTGATACTGCGTAACACCAACAATAGGCTGCCAACTAACGATAAGTTTTGATACTGCCTGATTATTTATCTCGACTATCTTTTCTTCAGCTTGTAAAGCAGAAGGAGGATCTTTTGGAAGATTTAGTACCGATACTGTTCTTGTTGGTAAAGTCGCACCGTCTTCAATAAATGCGTACTTCTCATTTACATAAGATAAAGCTGTGATTGTATAATTTATACCGTCTTGTTCTTGAACATTTAGAACTCTAAATTTCTGGGCTTGAACTGTGTCATCTTGCAGCAGCCAAACTGTATTAACATTTGGAGTCTGAGAAAAAGCAGAGGATACTGTTACAACCGCACCTGAGACACTTGATACTGATTTAGTTTCAACAGTTCCATCAGGTAGTATTACACTCAATGTTGGATTATTTGTTGTTGGTAAATCGGTTGCAGCAGAATCATCTACAGTTATCTGGGTCGTTGTAGCAGAACTTACTCTTCCACCTCTACGAACTCCTGATCTTACGGGATCTGCTATTTCGATAACAGCACCAGGTCGAACCACTACACCAGAATCTATTGATGTTGTAAAAGCACAGACCTCAGATTCATTATTTTCCGAGAAAACGATTGCTTTTGCTAATCTTCTAGCTTGGCCTCGGCTGGTACACGCAAATGCTTTTACTTGCTTAATAACTACCCCTATCTTGGAGATCAAATCGGTATCTTCATAAACCTCAAAATCCACTTCTTTACTGTCCATGTTGAAGTAGGAGACAGACACTACACTATGTCTTGTTTTTAAACTACTACCTGAGTAACTAAATCCAGCATCAGTTACGTTAGATAAGTTGAATAGATAACTGGCATCTGTTGGCTTGTCCTGTGTAATTGTTACCGATCCAGCAGACCAGATAGGCATACATCGCATCACACCAGCTAATTCATTTATCAAAGTAAATGCTTCTTGGAGGTTTTGAATATTAACATTACAACTAAATCTGGCTTCCTGCCCTCCTAATCCATCTGATACCAATGTGTTTGCAAACTTACTCGCATTTACAAAGGAAAATAAATCAAGACTGCTATCTGTTATGTGATTGCCAAATCCATATCTAGTGTCTGTAAGAAGATCAAGTAACACCATGCTTGGGCACGAGCACCATTGAGCAGCACCCATAACTCCATTAAAAATAT